GCCAACTTCCCATTCTTTAAAACTCAAGAAGAACTTAATCAGGAAGCACAGCAACGGCAAGAGCAAGACGCGGCCAGGTTGGCTGCGGAGCAAGCTGCCAAGGCAATCCCTGATTTAGCTAAACAACAACAGGCAGGAGGTCAATAGTGTTTCGTCAATTATTTAATTCAATGTTCTTTGTGTACCAAGAAGAAGCTGGCAAGGAAGAAATTCCTGGCGGCGGTGGTACGGCACCGGAAACCAAAACAGACCCTATCGACCCTTCCGTGGTTGAAACTGGCAATGAGGGTACTGACCCGCTAAAGACAGAAGAGCCTGGGTTGAAGCCAGGCGACGTACCAGATACGGGAGAAGGTAGTTCTACTTTCTTCTATGGCGAGTCTGAGGTTACCTTGGATATTCCAGAAGACCTGAGCAAGGAACTGGAATCCAAAGGCCTGGATGTCAATGCCCTGGCTGCTGAACTTTATGGCAAGGATAGCAACTTCACACTCAAACCAGAGACGCGTGAGAAACTCGATGCTGCCTTTGGTAAGTTTGCGGTGGATGCCTATCTCAACTCTCTTAAGCTGACCAACGATTCATTCCTTCGTGAGCAGAAAGATGCCCAGGTTGGCAAGGAAAAAGCTGATGCTGACCGATTCACTTCCATCGCAGGTCTGGTGGGTGGTGAGGAAGGCTGGGATGCGCTGGCAGGTTGGGGGAATGAAAACCTCTCCCAGGAAGAGATTGATGACCTGAATGCCGTCATGGGTTCTGGCAGTGAATCACTGCAAAAGTATGCAATCCAGATGCTGGCAAACAAGCGCCGTGCTGCCGAGGGCGACCCAGAGGCCGTGTTGATTCAGGGTGATAATGGAAGCCCAGAGTCTGGCGGTGCTGCGCTTTCTGCCGCTGCCTATCGTGAAGCGGAGCAACAGGCACGTAAAGAGTTCCGTGGTAATCAGTCCGGTTACAAGGCAGCAGTTGCCAAACTGGACAGCAGACGCCGTGCTGGTATCGCAAAAGGTTTGTAAAACAGTCACTTAGATGCTAGGTGGATAATAACCACCTAGTATAGAAGGAACACCAATTCTGGGCACAGCCCACCTATTGAAGGAGTAACACATGTCGAATCCTAATCAACTGACACAGCCTGCGGTATCCGCATCCGGTGAGGTTGACAGTCTCTTAATTGAGAAGTTTAACAACCGCATCCACGAACAGTACCTGAAAGGTGAAAACCTCCTGAGCTGGTTCAACGTGGAAGAAGTTGTCGGCACTAACAGCGTGTCTAACAAGTACATCGGTGAAACCGAATTGCAGGTTCTGTCCCCAGGTAAGTCACCTGATTCGACCGATACTGAATTCGACAAAAACCGTCTGGTAGTTGATACCACCGTGATCGCCCGTAACACTGTTGCGCACCTGCATGATGTCCAGAACGACATCGATGGCCTGAAATCAAAGCTGTCCGTCAACCAAGCTAAGAAGCTTAAGAAGATGGAAGACAGCATGGTCATTCAGCAGATGATCCTGGGCGGTATCTCCAACACCGAAACCATCCGTACGACTCCGCGTGTTAAAGGTCATGGCTTCTCCATCAAGGTAGAGGGCACCGCTGCTAAGTTTGTAGCAAGCCCACAGTACCTGATGGCAGCTATCGAACTGGCTATGGAGCGTCAGGTTGAGCAGGAAGTTGATCAGAACGAACTGGCTGGCTTGATGCCTTGGACAGCGTTTAACTGCCTGCGTGATGCAGACCGTATCGTTGACAAGAACTATACCATCGCAGCTTCTGACAACACCGTTGACGGCTTCGTGTTGAAGTCCTGGAACACCCCGATCGTACCATCCAACCGTTTCCCTAAACTTGCAGACAATAACGTCGATGGTCACAACCCATTGGCTAACGCTGCAAACGGGTTCCGTTACGATGTTACTGCTGCGCAGACTCGCGCTCAGTGTGTACTGTTCACGCAGGATGCCCTGCTGGTAGGTCGTACTATCTCCATCACTGGTGATATCTTCTATGAGAAGAAAGAGAAGACCTACTACATCGACACATTCCTGGCCGAAGGTGCAATCCCTGACCGTTGGGAAGCTGTTGCGGTAGTTGTTGCTGCTGCTGGCACTGCTGCCGGTGCTGACGATGTAGCTATCCAGGCTCGCGCTGACCGTAAGGTCATCCAGACTAAAGCCATCGTTTAATACTATGCCCCGACCCTCAGTGGGTTGGGGTTTATTTTCTTAGGAGGAAACATGCCATTAGCATATAGCTCAGGGCCAACACCTTCCCTGTCCACGGTCAACCTGGACACTATCGAAACGAGGCTGGAGGCTATCAACCTTTGCCTGCGTGCGATTGGGTACACACCAGTCGAGACAGAAGACAGTGGCGACCTGGATGCAGAGGATGCAAGTAAGACACTTGCTACTGTGGGCCAGCGCGTGCAGTACAATGCTGGCAAAGGTTGGTGGTTTAACAATGAAGACGGCTGGGAGATGACACCGGATGCCAATGGTGAAATCCTGGCACCTAACAATGCAATCGCAGGCTGGCAAGATGTGAGGAGGGGAGACCTTAAGGCACGCATCTCCTTACGTGGCAGAAGTGTCTATGACATGACGAACCACACCTTTGACCTGCGTGGCATTATCAATAACTCAGGTTTCTTAAGGATGGCCTTCATTCTTAACTTGCCGTTTGAACTCAGGCCAGTGTCTGCCAGGCAGGCTATTGCATATCAGGCGGCTGTTGAGTTCATGGTATCCAAGGATTTCGATGTGCAGAAGGTGCAAATTTGGCAAGCATTGGCACAACAGTTGCAGGTTGATTTGGGTAATGAACAGGCTAATCAGTACAGCTAACATGTTCGTTAACAACCCAACCCAGGCCCACTTTGGGTCTATGGCAGGTGGGCCTAATGCAGATTCAGCATTCAGTCGCTCACCGTGGGATGCATACGGTGGGTATCGTCGTAATGGAGGCAGATAATGGCAGAGGTGCAAGGTTCCTATGGTAGGATTCTACAAGGGGTATCCCAGCAACCAATCGCAGTCAGGCTTCCTGGGCAGGTTTCGTCTCAACTTAATGCGGTTCCGAATGTGGTTGATGGTCTTAAGACTCGGATGGGCACTGAGCATGTTGCCAGGATCCTTGAGTCACTACACCCAGATTCCAGCATTCACCACTACAACCGTGGTGACGACAATGAGGAGTATTTCGTGGTGTTGCAACCAGGACAGATTCCCATCATCTTCACGCTGAACGGACAAGCCTGTACTGTTAACACCGTAGGGTCTGCTTCAACTTACCTTTCTGGAGTAAGCTTACCCAGGGAGAACGTACAGCTTATGACCATAGGTGACTACACCTTTGTTCTTAATAGGACTAAGGCGGTCACTGCAAGGTCAGATGTATCACCTGTATTGGACAACAAAGGCCTGGTGTATGTTGCATATGCAAACTACAGCTTTGACTATATCATCTACATTGATGGTGTTGAGGCAGCGAAATTTACCACGCCATCTTCTGAGAACGTAAGCAATGAAAAGTTTGTCAGGACAGAGTATGTAGCATCTAAGTTACTGGAAGCCTTTGAATTGAAGCAAAATCCAGTTGACCCAGTTGCTACACCACCTCAGTTCACAGACTTCACCATGACACAGGATGGTAACGTACTGATTGTTGATAGGTCTTCAAGCACCTCATATTCACTTACAACTGTGGATGGTGCGGATGGGCAGGATTTAGTCTCCATCAGGCATAAGGTTACTAACCTAGACACCTTACCAAACAGGGCACCTGCTGGGTATAAGGTGCAAGTGTGGGCAACTGGCAGTAAGCCGGAGTCACGTTACTGGCTTGAGGCAGAGCCACAGGAAGGTGGAAAGGTTACGTGGAGTGAGAGTATTGCTCCAGGTGTCAAGCTAGGTTGGGACGCCTCAACCATGCCTCATGTTCTTGTGAGGGAATCTATCAACCCAGATGGCACGGCTGTATTCACATACAGGCCTGGTGAGTGGGAGGACAGGGATGTAGGTGATGACCTGACCAATGACTTCCCATCCATGTACAATGCAGACTCACCTCAGGCTATCTCATCAATGCTGATGGTGCAGAACCGTCTGGTGTTCACTAGCAATGAGGCTGTCATAGCAAGCAGGACATCCCGCTTCTTTGACTTCTTTCGTTACACTGTACTGGCAACTATTGATACAGACCCATTCGATGTCTTCGCAGATATTGAAGAGGTATACAACATCCGGTGGTCTGCACAGATGGATGGGGATATTGTCCTGTTCACATCTGATCAGCAGTTTATCCTGCCAGGTGACAAGCCAC